TGATTCGCCGTGTTTTCCTTTTTTTATGGGAGCAACACTTTTTTGTAAAAAACGAAAACCAACTTTTCATATTATATAATATAACAATATAATATGAAAAAATATATAAAAAATGATATAAAAATGGATTTAGATAAATAATATAGTATTAATCAAATGGATTTATATTGTAGGATAAGATATTACAATGGAAATGAATATTCATTTGAATTGCCAGAAGAAATAGCGAATAAATTAAAATTGATAAATAGTTATGGAATTGTTGGATATAGTGTGCATGAATATAATAATAATAATCATTATTTTGTTAGTTTTAGAGGAAGACCATATTATAATGTTATAGAAAACTTGACAGAATATTCATTATATCATGATTTACAGCCAAACGAATTAAATTCAATGTATGTAAAATTAAAAAATAAGTTAAAAGAGTTTGATTTTATTAAAGAAGTTCAAAAAGCATATAATGACACTTTGAATTTAACAGATTGGACAACTATATTGACAGATATGTATATCCCATCCCCAGATGAAATAATAGGATTAATGGAACTGTTTAGAATATGTTATGAAAATAATTTAATGTTATATGCATGTTATTAGTTAGATATGATTGATTGACGATTAATTATTTATTTATTTTAGTTGCCACACATAATCACAATCTGTGCATAAATACACATATTTCATATTTACGTCATCATACCGAATATAAATAATTTCACATTCTTTTCCACTTGTATTTGTGGTGCAATCGGCATTTGGACAAGGAATATTATTAATTCGTGGTAAAGTGGGGTCAAGTTTTGTGTATTTATTGATAATGTAATGAAAAGACTGTTCGTTTTTTTTCACCTGTGTTCTTGAAACACAGATATTTTCATCGGACAACAGTTCATTTTCATTTCCACATTTTCTGCAATAATACACAAGTTTGTTTGGGTTATCTTTGTTAATACGAATGTAATACATATTAGAACAAACATTACAAAAGTGCATATATTAATACTATATTTTAGTTTTTAATATATTATTCATTTTTATTTATTAATCCGACCTTTTTTATAATAAAATAAATGTTTTAGACATTCGATATAGTATTGTTGTTGTTATAATAACAAGGAATAGAGTCAATATTTATTACTTCTTGATTTGATTTGGGAGTGCTACATATATATTGGGAAAATTCTGGACGTTCTAGTTGTAAATGGGGAACATGATTATGCACACATCGTGCAATCATTTTATATAACTTGAACTCAGGATATCGTTCAGTGCCATTTGTTTTATATAACATATTATTATTGTTATCGTCTAAACACCATTCATATATAATGTGTTTTACTCCACTCTTCACATTCATATTTTTCAAGTCATCAATGACATAATCAAAGATAGAACACGCCAAACGACATAAATCAAAACTGAAATTTGGTTCCAGTCGCGGTTTTTTATCATTCAAATAGGGTTCAGTGTTATATTGGGTAGATGCATCTCCATCATGTTGGAAACTGTCGCTACAAAACAATTTGTTCTGAAACTTGTAAATACTGCGTCCAAAATCGATGATTTTAAATATCCTTCCAAATGTCGGCACCTTGTAATATTTTTGTTTATAACAATAATACAAATACTTTTGAGTGGTCGTATTGTACATAATGTTGTTGGTATGTAAATCATTATGGGTAAAGTAAAATGATTTTTGATATGTGATTAATATCATGACAATTTGCATCAGGGCTGATAACCACTTGTCTTCATTTAATCCTTCACATTCATCTAATTCTCCACTCATAATGAGGTGGTCAAACGTATTTTCACAACATTCCATGCCAATTACTTGAACTGGAAACTTGGGAATGGTTGCATATAACACTTCATCATCTTCATCTTCTTCATCTTCATCATCGTCTTCGTTATCATTATTGTCATCATTATCTTCGTTATCATTATTGTCATCATTATCTTCGTTATCTTCGGTGTCGTCATGGTCTTCCTCATCTGATTTATTGTCATCTGATTCATTCAAATCATTATCGTTTGTATGAGAAGTTCTGGAAGAACAAGAGGAACTTGATTTCAGAGACAACTTTGACGACATTTTCTTACTCAACGATAACTCTTTGATATCAACATTAGCTACTATTTCACATTGAAATGGTTCCAATTCATCCGTAACCTCTTCCTTTTTATTTTCAGTTTCAAATACATCTTCAAATAACAACTCATTGAGCGATTTGGTGGAAGACAAACTAATCGGATTGCCAATGTGTATGCGTTTTAATGAACCAACCATAGTTTCATTGGCATTATCGTTTATACAATGAAATAAAATGGTGTTTTGTTTATTAAAAAAATCAGATTCAATTAAATAGTCATAATCATCAAAGACATTTATTTGGAAATTATTTTTGATTGATAAAAAGGACCCATAAAAATCAACCCCATGAATAAATTGATGCTGGTGAATCAACATGCTTGATAAATATAAAAAAAAACCATCTATATAGGCACAATTATTCACATCCATCATTTTGGGGTGTGTCGGTTCGTTGAATGCAGGCAACTGAAATAATTTCGGGTTGGAAACGTCGTATTTTCCAACCATGTATTTATATGGGTCTAATAAGGGGGCCAATTTAAAAAATACGCGTTTTTCGGCTACTTTGTGATTCAGGCTGTTTTTAATTTTGCATATATACATATTATTATCCAAATGTTTGTTAATCTGAGTAATGTAATATGTATGATTCAAATTGATGGAATTGTAATTGGTGTCATTCAAGCTGAAAAACTTTGTGTAAATGGGAATGTAATTTTGACACTGAGAGAGAAAAAGCAAGCATGGGTCTTCTGCGGTTTTAAATAGTTCCGTGTTTTTTCGTTTTTGATAGTCGATGGATATCATGGTCTCTTTAGTCATTTCAAATATTTTATAAAAAGAATTCTAAACTTAAAAAATACAGAGTTTCTCTCTTTCCTTAAGTTGTCTTTATTGAAATTCGTTGGATATATATGTTGTTTTTTATCTATATAATAATATAATATGACATTGGAATTGAGAAAATTTGATATGAAAACAATCCAATTCAAATCAGATGAAAATAAAGGTCCTGTCGTTGTGTTGCTTGGAAAACGTGATACAGGCAAGTCCTTTTTAGTGAGAGATTTGTTATATTATCAACAAAACATACCCATTGGAACTGTCATCTCTGGAACGGAAGAAGGAAATGGATTTTACAGTAAAATGGTTCCTAAAATTTTCATACATCATGAGTATAATACGGCGATTATTGAGAATATTTTAAGAAGGCAAAAGACGGTTCTTAAACAAATCAAAAAAGAAGTGGAAACATATAAACGTTCCACGATTGACCCCCGAACATTTGTCATTTTAGATGATTGTTTATATGACAATACTTGGACACGAGATAAATTAATGCGTTTACTTTTTATGAATGGTCGTCATTGGAAGGTCATGTTAGTCATTACCATGCAATATCCATTGGGTATTCCTCCAACATTAAGAACCAATATTGATTATGTGTTTATTTTGAGAGAAAATTATATTGCCAACCGAAAACGAATTTATGAAAATTATGCAGGTATGTTTCCCACCTTTGAAGCGTTTTGTCAGGTGATGGACCAATGCACGGAAAATTATGAATGTTTGGTCATTCATAATAATAGTAAATCAAACAAATTGCACGACCAGGTTTTTTATTATAAAGCAGACCCCCATAATGATTTCAAACTAGGGTCCAAAGAGTTTTGGGAACTTTCCAAGGGAATTCAAGACGAGGATAACGAAGAACAGTATGACCCCTCGAAAAGTAAAAAACGAGGTGCTGGACAACGTATCAATGTAAAAAAAACAAATTATTAATTTTAATTGTTTATACCTTTTAATATTTATAAAAATTGAAATAAAAATTGATTACAAAATTAATAACCTATAACATATAAATGCACACACCGAATCTTAAAGAGACACACACCGAATTTTATTTTACAAGGGTCGGCACTTCTAGGCATCAAATATCGTCGTCGATTTCGTGTTCCATTTTTCTCTCGAAATAAAAAGGTAAAAATTTAAATAAAAAAAGTTTCTTTCAAAGTTAGAGAGAAAAAATAGAACACAAAATAGAAAATAAGGGATTAAAAAGTTTTTTTTCAAAGTTAGAGAGAAAAATAAATATGAAATAAAAGATTGAAATAAAAATATTCTTTTACACCTTTTCTCATTTCAAACGCCCATTTTATTGTAAAATAATAAAATAATAAGATATAAAAATATCATGTTATAAATATATATAAATATGCCTGAATTTTCGTGTGAAATATCTGTATTTAATTGTAACGTGTGTAATAAATCTTGGGACGATTATGAATGTGAGCGAAAAATAAAACTAAAAAAATGTTCTATATGTCATTCTGAAATATGTAAAACATGTTTCTATAGTCCTAAAAATAAACAACATTGTAGTTCGTGTTCTTTTTATATAAGCTATTTTGGCAAAGTTCCTAAAAAAATAAATAAATGTTTAATTGAGCGTTTGAAATGAGAAAAGGTGTAAAGTTAGAGAGAAAAAATGGAACACCAATTCAACGACGAATTTCGATGCCAATGAGTGCCGACTTTTTATGCTTTTTTCATTTTTTCAAACATTATTTATTTTATATTTTGAAAAATTGTATTGGTATATTTTTCAAAATAAATTAAAAAACAAAGTTGTTTTATTTTTTATTGAATAAAAAACAAACTTCCTGTATTGAACAACAATTTCTTTTTTTTCCTTTATCCATTTCTTCTTCATCTACTTCTTCATCTACTTCGTCCTCATATTCATATTCATCTTCTTCCTCTTCTTCGTGTGGCACCATAGTTGGATATTGAGATTGAGATGATTTAACGGCATTGGCACTGGATTTCCACAAACTTGTATTTGTTTGATATGTATAACTATCGCATTCCACAATATGGTAATTCTGGTGTTTGTAATACGCTTTTCGTTTCAACCATTGTTTATGAAATACAGGATGGCTGTCTTTGATATCATAAATCACAGGATCGGCAAACGCATGTTTTGCTCTTAATACACGCCCCACACATTGCACCACATCCGTCTTTGGCGTAATAAAAAACGCCGCGTTTAAACTTGGAATATCAAGTGCCTCACTCGCCATTGCAAAACTGGCTAATATAATCTGTTTTTTTTCTGACCGTTTCAAGTCTGCTTCTTTCATTCCTCCTACATAATATCCAACCGATGCAATGTTTTCATTGACTATTCTATTATACATATAATGCAATACATTTAAATTATGCGACAGAACCAGGGTCTGTAATTGTTCCATTGGCTTTACATTCGGGTTTTCAATATAATATTGTTCGTATTTCAGCACCTTTTTGCAATGCACACATTTGGGACGACCCTTTGCATTATGTTCTTGTTCTTCTTTCAACATACACGGCAAACAATACTTGACCACATTACAACACGTATTTTTAACCAAAAAGTTGTTTTTCTGCCCACATAATTCGCAACCACAACAAGGTTTGTCGAGTAATACAGACGGGTCATCAGACACTTTAATAAAATCACTCAATACGCGAATAATAAAATCGGTTCTTTTATCATAACTGCACAATTTGCTAATCATAGTGCTTGTTTGAGGACTTCCTCTATAATCCAATACGGTTTTATTAAATTCGTCGTCATTGGTTTTATACGTAATTGCCCTTATTTGGACATTGTGTTCCCCTTTTTTTCTCTCTACTTGATGAACCACCTTTCCCAAAAACATCTTAAACACCTTGCTAGTTCCATCTTTTCGTTCCATGGTAGCACTCAGCCCCAGCATATACTTGGTGACCAATTTAAACAATGCGTTTGAAAAGGTTTCACTGGATATGTGATGCACTTCATCAATAATAGTAAATCCAAAACTGTCAAATGTGGATGAGGGATATTCTTTCATGGACAGGCTTTGCAACATACATAATACAATATCCTTGTTTTCAATGTCAATGATTTGTCCTTGGATTTTTCCAATTCTTGCAGTCGGCAAAAACTGCTGGATTCGTTCAACCCATTGGTTCATCAGAAATTCCTTATGAACAATGACCAGTGTTTTTTTCTTAAGTTGAGAACAAATATAGAGAGAAGCTGATGTTTTGCCCCAAGCACAAGGCAATTCAAGAAGTCCCCCCAATGAAGGTTGTTGGCTTACATAATTTAAAAATTGACCTACTACAGGTTCTTGGTAATCTCTCAATGTGCCTTGGAAAAAAAGGTCCGTGTTTTCACCCTCGGCTATTTTTATTTCCTTGGGAGGACCCAAGTATTCTTCGCCGAAATAACGAGGAATATATAGTTTGTTGGACGACTCTCTATATACAGGAAATGAAGACTGTGTTTGAACAGGAGCTCCAGGAACATACGGTTTAATCGTAAGCATTTCTTTTAATGTCTTTATTTGAATTGGTGTTAATTCTGCTTTATGTATGGTATATCCTTTATTCCCCAAATACGTATTCAAGTGTTGAGGCCAGATGATGGTTTCCTTCTCTCGTTGTTTCTGTTTTTCAACATTTGTCTTGTGTTTCATATACATATTATACATATATTGTTTGTATTCATATTGTAATATACAGGTGTGTTTATATAGTTTTTATTTATGTTATAGAATACCAAAAACTATATGCCATTATAATATAAATATTATTAATTTGTATTTATATTTTTAT